AGTATTTGATTCAAAAAACTGGTAGCGATATGTTACCTCAAATTCCTCCACTGCATCGTTAGTATCATAAGCCACTTCGATTGGAGCAATCGTTAGGGGAAAAATACCACGAAAAGTGTAAGATTTGATTACCTGTCCAGCACGATCAAGTTGGTCTATAAAAGCGTCAACTTGATAATCGGATGGGTTTGATAGTCCACTATTGTCAGAAAGAGCATTGATTCCATTCATCCATCGCTCCATGGCATTACGGATGAGAAAATCATTGTCATTCATAACAGTAGTTGTCCATGTCTCAAAAGTCCTGTCTCCTGCAATATACAACTGACGGCCTCTGAAAGGAACTGCAATCTCTCCCAAGGTCATGCCTGGAAGATTAGAAGCTCTAGTCAGAAAAGACATAACCCTTGTCTCTCCACCTGTGGTTGAATAGCCAGGAAATGGCATGGTGACTTGGAACTGATTCGCCCTTGCACCACCACCTTGCATTACTGCTTTAAAGTCATTTATGTTTGCCATTTATCCTCCTTACGCCCCAACTACTTCTGCGAAATCCACACCAGTTTTCGTGGCGATGAAATTCAGAGAAATAAAGTTAATAGAACGTGCAGGCTTGACAAAGATGTCAGCTACAAACTCATTTCGGTCAACAACCGAGCCTGGGTTATTAGTTGTATCACAAACCACTAAGAAGTCTGTAACACCCCTTCGACCCTGTACATCACGCAGAAAAGGTTCGACTTGATTTCTGAAGTCGGCACGTGTGAACTCATCGTTGAATTCAAACAACTGAAATTTAGCAGCAGTTGAGATTGCCTTTTCAAGGACAATGAACAACCTTCGTACATTGATTCTATCAAATGCACTTGGTTTCGACTGAGCAGTTTTGTCTCCAAAGAGAACTGTTCCTTGGCCTGGGAAAGAACAAACTGGATTCACTCTTGCTTTATAAAGAATGTCTCTGTTTGCTTTCTGAGGATTGTATGCAAGTTTAACTGCACCCCTCACTTGACCACGATTAAATCCGCCTGGACTGAACCATGAGTCTGCGACCAAATCTGTTCTTGCACAAAGACCAGCCATATCTCCGTTCAAAGGAACGAACCTATATGAGTCATTGTACTTGTCGTACATATACTTGTACCCACTGTCAAGAAATCCGTATGAACTAGAAGGCATCTTGTCCATGAATGTTTTGACATTTGCTGTTTGAGTTACTTCACTTGTAACTCCAACTACAGCACTTGATGGTGGTGAAACAAATGCAACTGTATCTTTTCGATCAGTTGCCATATCAATCGCATTGATAGCATCTGTTCCGTTTGTTCCATCAATCTCTTTACCATTCATCAGAAGAGTAATTTCAACTGTTTCTGTATCTTTCATAAGATCAAATCCAGATTTCTTTTCTCCCGATGTGATTGCGTAGTCATCAGCACCATTTACCAAACTTACAGTGTGAATACTTTCTGCTCCACTTGCACCAAAAATAGTTGTGCTCTGAGCAAGAACAGTTCCACCATAACCAGTTCCAGCACCACCAGAAACATGATCCATGTTGTAAATGTATTGAGACTGATTGTAGAGAACATCACGATAGTAGTTTGTACTTCCATCTGATTTCTTTGCATCAGACAATTTGGAGAGTCCTTCAAAGGTTTCCAAAACTGTGTTTGGGGCTCCTGTGATTGCTCCATCTTCGTCAATGACAACGATGTGCATCTCATCAGCAGTATTAACACCAGAACGATCTTTTACATAGTCAGATGTGCCTGGGGCTGATGTGAATAGATCGTAATATTCCCATCGTCTGCGAATATCTGTAGTATCAGCAATGACTCCTGTGCCTGGAGTACGAATACCCCCTTCTTTATTTGCAGATCCAAATCTTTCAAAAGTCAGTGTATCAGAACTAATACCTGTTATTTTATATTCTCCACCATCAGCTTCTCCAAAGTTGATGATATCTCCAACATTGAATCCTGAACCACCACTATTGTCTACGACAACCGATGTAGCCCCACCATCTAATGCAGTTTCTACTACTCCAGCAGTATTTTCTCCACCACTGAATGTTTGTTCAAACTCAACAGCACTTGGACATACAGAAACTTGTAAACTGTTTCCCCATGCTCCAGCAGTTCTAGCATTGTAGAGTCCTGTGTCTGCTGATCCATCAGCATAATTATTAGTATAATCGTCAGTTGATTTAATCAAAATCGCTGTTTTTCCACTCTCGCAAGCATTCTTTAATGCACTCTCTGCTCTTACCACTCTTAATGCATTACTGTAACCCAAATAGTTAGCAGCACAAAACCAATCTTCAAATTGATTACTATCAGATTGAGGTTGTCCAAAGACAGAAACAAGTTCTTCTTCGGATGCAATTGCAGTAATTTCACCGACTGGCCCTTTTTGTGCGGCCATGACGATACCAGCAATAGATGTTGCGACAGCAGGAATTACGTTTGTTAAATCTTTTTCTTGTACCTGTACACCAGGCGAAACTTGAAACGCCATTCCATCTCCTTAAATTAGAAGTGTTATCCCCTATATTTAGACATTTGAGGTTCTTCAGAGGGGTTTTTATAACATAAATATGTTATTATGACCCATTACGAGAAGTACAAAGATACAATCAAAGAGGGAGTAAAAAAAGCAAGGAGAAAACGTGATATATGGATTAACGAATACTTGGCCAACAAGTCGTGTTTACACTGTGGGGAATCGGAAACGTGTGCCTTGGTCTTCTACCCTGACAACAAAGAAATCCGAATCATTTCAAGATCAAAAGGACTCAGAGAAAAACTCAGAGAACCTATACTGGAAAAGATTAGGAAGAATAAGATTGTGTGTATGAATTGTAGAAGTAAGTTAGATAATGATATAGAGTTATCACCAATCCTCTAACCACTCACGATGAGATTCAACTACAGGAGAAAAAGTAGATCCATATTCATCAATTGTATGTCCTATCTTTTCATCATATTCATCATTAACTCCATCTAAAACAAACCCAAAAGGAGCCATATCTTGGTCTACAAGATCCTCTTTCTCTTTCCAGAGTTGTTGACGAATATCCATATTGGTTAATTCTTTAAAATAAGTTTGGTCTGTCAACCAACCAAAAAGAACCATACACATTACTAAATCATCAGTTGAACCTTCGTCTGCTTCATAGGATTGTCCCTTAGATACAAATGTAGTCAACTCTACAATAGTATCAAAATCTTGAATATAGATTTTGTCAGCTTCCAACATGGTTTTAAAATTAGAACATCCAACTTTCTTGAGAGCCTTAGTTGTCCTTACACCCAATTGTGCTTTCTTACCAGAGAATCCACCTCCTGCCATTTGACCATTTCTACCATGCATAGTAGTCATGATAAGATTATCATACTCTAGATCAAACTGAAGTGCATCTGCAACCTGAGCTCCAATGTCATTGATCTCAATCATCACGTATGCAAGATTATAAGCCTTTGCAACTCTGTGAATGACTTGTGGAAAGTTCATAGGTTTGATCTCGTTGTCTCTATAAACTGCAACTTGTTTATAAGGAACCTCTGAAACATCCATCACTACAAATGCAGAATAATCACTTGTAATACCTCTAGAAACATCAGCAACCAGAACGTATGCTGAGTCTTCTCTAGGTTTTTCATATACTTTAAGTCCTGCATTATTCTGTAAAGGATCATTATGAGAAAGTGTTCTAAGTTTTGCTGGTGCAATAAGTGTATTGACAGATCCTAGAAACTCACATTCAAATTCTACATTGAACTGTTGTTCACTTGTGTTCTTGATTGTTTCTTGTTTCCATTTCTCATCACGGCCAGGAACCTCACTCCAATGTACCTCAATAGGAATATAAGAATTTCTACCATTCTCTGCATCATTCCACATTTTGTAAAACATATTCATTCCATGTGGTGTACTTACCATCATCACCTTCGATGTTTTACCAGAGGAAATTGTAGGATAGACTGAACTGAAGAACTGTTCTGCAATATTGTTTGGAACGTATGCGAACTCATCAAGGAAGATGATGTTGTAAGATCCACCCCTGACTGCACTTGAGGATGTTGCACTTGCAAGAATCTTAGATCCATTTTCAAGTTCAAGAGATCCCTTGTTCCAAGTCATAACCCCTTGTTGCAACCACTTTGGTAGATGCTCGTAT